AAATCACCTGTCGGGTGCCCGGGCCGCTGATCGTCGTGTAGACGGCCTGCGTCCCGCTGCGGAACCGATACGCACCGCACTGCGGTGTGCCCGAGTTGTCTCGCACCGTGAGCGCGATGTATCCGCCCGCATCCCCGAGCAACGCAGCGTCGCGCCACGGGTCGGCGCCGGGCGACGCGAGGCCATCGAGGTCGATCACCGCAATGAACGTCCAGGACGCTGGTGCGATGCCCGAGATCGCAGGTCCGGACAGTCGGTCGTCCGAGCCGTCGAGGTCGATCACGTGCTTGGAGCCGTAGTAGTTGCGGCGCATCAACGGACGCAGCGAGCTGGTCGACTGCGCGAACGCCCCGCCGACGGAGCCGTCGTTCGCGATCGAATCGACTTCGGCGTTATTCGCGATCGCTGAACGCGAGGGCTGCACGCGCACGGTCGGAGCCGATCCCGCAAGGCGCGTGGGATTCCAGCCGCGGCGAATGCCCGCGAGCACGTTGTTGCTCGCGATCACAGCCCCACCGTTTCCCAGGTGTTGAGCCCAACCACGCGCAGCACAACCGCGCCGCCCTTCGTGTCGAGCACGACGGATCCGCCGCTCGTGCCGTTGAGCACCACGCCCACTGGCGCCGTGATCGTGATGTTGGCCGAGTCGGCCGTGCGGGCGGCGTCGTGGACGACGAACTCGAGACCGGCGTCACCCGCAACGATGCTGCCGGCCGCGGGGAGCGTGCACGTGCGCGCTGCGGCGTTCGTGAAACGCAGTCGCCCAGCGCCGGTCTTTGAAAGCGTGTGCGTCGTGGTCGAGACGTCGAGCGAGGTGCTGCGCACCGGCCCTTGGAAGTCGACGACGCTGAGAAATCGCTGCTCGACCTCCCATTCGAGCGTCGCGTCGGTGGCGACGCTGAAGCTAATGTTTGCGCTCAGCGCACCGCCGCCGTTGAGCCCCGTTCCCGCGCTGACCGTGCGCGACGTCGGGACGGCGCCGACGAACGCAGCGTCGGCCGTGACCCACGTCGGAGCGGCCGCGCCGTTCGAGCGCAGGAGCTGGCCCGAGCTCCCAGCGGCCGTCGACGCCCACGTGCCGCCAGCGTACGCGAGCACGCCGCCGTTGGTGCCGCCGGGGAGCGATCCGCTACCCACTGCCGACGGAGCCCACTTGCTCGCGCCCGAATCCCACCGGAGCGCGTCGCCGTTCGCAGGCGCGGCGTTGTCCACATTCCGCCCCTGAATCTGCACGGCGTTTCCGCCGCCCACGACGGTCGTCGAGCCGTCGGCGCTCGCGCTTCCACCGTCGCCCGTCGTCGTCTTGCCGCTCGCGAAGATCCAGAACTCGGGCGAGCGTGAGCCACCGTGCGCGTTGAAGGCGTAGAGCTTGCCCTCGCGCACAAACAGCCGAAGCCCGCTGGAGAACAGAATCGCGTGAGACGTGGCGTTGTTGACGGGTGTGGCGCCGGAGGTGCGCGGGTCGTTTCCGCCAGCGTCGGCGCCGGGCAACCGCAGGTAGCCCCACTGGTACTCGATCGAGATGGAAGCCGATTGGTTCCAATCGTCCGACTGGCCGCGGCCGCTCGTCGCGCCGACGAACACGACCTTGTGCAACACGAAGAGGTCGCGGTCGGTCCAGTCGATCGAGTCGTCGACGAGCTGCCACTCGTTCGACGTCATGCCCTGCGGACGCGACCACACGCGACCGATGAGCCTCGGATCGAACGTCGCCGGCAGGAGCGCGTTGTTGTCGCTCGCGGGAAACAGCGTCGAGACCGCCCACGACTCGAGCGCCTTGGTGTTGTCGAGGACTGTCTGTGCGATCTCTTCGATCGTCGAGAGCCCCGGCGGTGTGCCAGGCGCGGACGCCTGCGCAGGGTCGCCGTCGTCGGGAACGGGCAACGAACTCTGAAACGTCGGTGTTGCGTTGATTGTGTGTGTCACGGACGCGTTCCCTTCCAAGTCACGATCTGGCCCGCGGGCCATCGGACGAAGATCGATTCACAAACCCCGTGCGCGCTCTTCCACTTGCGGATGATCGAGCGGACGAACTGCACCTCGGTGATGGTCGCGGTCGAGCCCCAGGTCCCGCCGTCGCCGTACTCGTGGCCATCGCCCCACGCCCGAGGCTGCCAAGCGAACGGGCCCGGCCCTTCGATCTCGACCCAGAAAAGCGACCACCAATCGACGAGTCCGTCCGGGAGCGGCCAGACCCCAGTCCACCATGACGGCTTCGGGCCGCGCGGCGAGGGAGGCCACGCGCGACCGGTGAGCGGAGTCCACCACGGTGGAGCGCTCCACACGTCCCACACGTTCACGGCGAAGCCCGCGGCGCCGAGCGCCGTCGCAACGCCGTCGTAGGTTCCCGCTGCGTTCCACACGTCGAACGCCGCCTCGAGCCGTCCGCGGTACATCGCATCGGACTCGGCCGGATAGCGCTCGAGCAGCCTGTCGGCGCCGTGGTACGCGAGCGCGTCGGCCGGCGCGTGCTTCGGGAGCCGCGCCTTCACCGCGTCGATCGCGCGCGTTCGAGCGTCGTCGAGCGCGGCGCCGAGGGTCGCCGAGAGCGCGGACCCGAACGGGCCACGGAGCACCGGCGGAGCGAGCGTGTCGCGCAGCCACTTCGTGAACGGCCCGTCGCTCATGTGATCGTCACCGTGAGGCTGTTGGCCATCGTCGCGATCTCGCTCACTGCACAGAACGTGTCTGCGACGGGCGACGACAGCACCACGTTGTAGACGCCCACGGGCGCCATCACCTCTTCGATGATCTGCGCGCGGTAGAGCGTGTCGCCGACGGAGAGGCGCGCTTGCAGCGCCCCGAGTCGAGCCGCGACGTCTGCGGCGACCTCGGGCGCAGTGCGGCCGCGCGCGTACACCGTGCCTGCGACCGACACCGCCGACGCGAGCGCCGCGGCGACCTGGATGTCCGAAGGAAGCGCGCGGCGTTGCTGAATGATCGTGTTCGCGGCGGTGACGGCGGCGCCCACCGCGGGCCCCGCTCCGCCGCCGAGCCACACGTTGACGGTGCCAGGGCCGCGCGGGTTGCCGTCGTCGACGCCCGCGCTCGTGATGCGCGAGTCGGCCTCGAACGCCCACGCGCGCAGCTTGTCGCGCGGATCCGCGACCGCGAGCGTCGACCACCGAAGGCGACAGCGCTGCGCGTACGCCGCGTTCGATTCGAGGTCCGCACCCTCGGACACCATCGCCGTGCCGCCGCCGAGGTCGCGCAGCTCGACGGTGAGCCCGGCGGGAGGGTTCACGAGCTGCATCGAGGCGACGACCCCGCCGATGTTGTACGCAGCGCCGGGCTGCTCTGCGACGGCCTCGACGTCGAGCGTCCCCCCGAGCGGGACGTTGCCGCTCGTGACGATCTCGTACACCTGTCCCGTCGACACGTGCGACGCGCGGTACTGCCCGACGCCGATCGTCAGTGGACCGACGCCCGGCGCAGCGCGGAGCCGAAGCCCGACGCGCGCGAACGTCGCGAGCTTCCTCGGCAGTCGATAGAACCCTTCACCGAGAAGGTCGAGCCACGTCGGGTCATCGAGCTGCTCGGCCAGGTCGAGCAAGCCGCCCCGCGCTATCTGTCCGGTGACGTCGTGCAGCTCCTCGAGGCCGAAGGCGACGAGCTCGAAGAGCGTGCGCCCGATCGAGCCCGAGTGCCACGAGCGCACCCACCCGCGCGCGGCGAGCTCGGTGAGCAGGTCCTGGTAGATCTCGGCGCGCTTCTTCGGTGTGAGCAGCTGAGAGAGGGTGACTGGCATTACAGAGCCTCGGAGGAAAGAAGGTCGACCGCGACCTCGGTCGCGCGGAGCACGAGCCGATACGGCCCTTCGTTGGTTTCGAGCCGCACGCGCACGTCGAGCGCGAGCTCGGTGCGGATCACCTCGACCTCTGCGGACAGCACGCGCTCGTCGCGCTCGAGCTCGGCGCGCACCCCGCTCGCGGTCTCGAAGGTCGTGGCGTCGTCGATCGTGTCCGCGACGCGCGCGAGCAGGCTGTAGCCGTACTCGGGATCGTAGAAGAGTGAGCCGCGCGGCGTCGTAAGACGTCGAAGCGCCGCCTGAACGAGCGCGCGCTCGGGCGTCGCGATGGCGAAGTCCGAGTTCACATCGAGCACGCCGTCGATGTCGTCGCCGAAGTCGATTGCCATGTACCCTCTACTCGTGACCCGTTACTTGCCCGCGCTGCTCTTGCTCGCCTGCGCACCCGCGCCGAGCGTCGACGCGTCGAACGACTCGAGCCCCGACGCCGTCGACGCATCGCCCGACAGTGGCCTCGAGGCAGAGAGCTCGACGCCCGACTCGGGCGTCGACAGTGGCGTCGATTCAGGCGTCGCGTTGGACAGCGGCATCGACACGGGCGCGGACAGCGGTGCTGATACGGGCGTCGACACCGGAACAGACACGGGCGCGGACACCGGAGCCGATACCGGCACGTGCCCCGTCAACTCGTTGTTCTGCGGTCGCGGATGCTGCCCATTGTTCGCGATGTGCGATCGAGGGACGTGCTTTTGCGCGATGGGGCAGACTGGTTGTTCGCCAATGATCGGGCACCCGTATTGCGCAAACCTGTCGAACCAGTCCGACAACTGCGGTGCGTGTGGCCGTCGGTGCGAAGACTTCCGGCCGCGATGCGTTTCCGGTACTTGCGTGCCGTAGCAGCCGCGAGCGACCATCGAGTCGATGAGTTATCCGCAAGGTCGGTGGGAACCTTCGCCGCACGCTCCGCCGCCCCAACCGAAGAGCCTCGTGTGGGTTGTTGCGGTGGCTGCGATCGTCATGTCGTGCTTGGTCTGCTCAGTCTTCGGCAACGCGCGCAGAGCGGAGCGAGAAGCCGATGCGGCCGAAGCGCAGGCGCGAGCAACGCAGCTCGCACCGATGCCCGTTCCCGCGCCGCCCGGACCGTGCTCGACGTATTCCGCAACCAACTCCAACTCCAGCCCTCGAAGCCGGGCGTTCGAAGCCGACTTGATTAACGGGCGAATCGAAGATCAGGGACTTCGTCCGGGGCGAGCGGTCGTCGAGGGAGATTCACTTGTGTTGGCGAACATGACGTCTTGTGACTCGGCGACCGTTCAGCGAGCGCTCACCGGCGACTCGTTGCGTTCGTTCGTGCACATGCTGTGCACCGCCAACGGCTTCCGCGAAATTCGCTGCGACACGGCGACGCAACAGAGAGTTCTGAGCGTCGATCTCGAGCACGGCTGCCGATGCGTCGATCGCTTCACCTGCGACTGTCCAACGCCGTAGCTACGCCTTCACCTTCGGTGCGCCCGATGTGATCGTCGCGATCGCACCGACCGGAGGGTTGAGCGTCGGGAGCGGCGCCGGATTCAAAACGGGTCCCATCCCAGCTGTCAGCGCAGAGACGCGCGTCGACACTTCGGTCATCCACGTCGTCATGGCGGAGCTCGGCCCAGCGGGATCCGTTCGCCGAGCGACCTCGAGCGATCCGCCTTGCAACACAACGTCGCCGCTCGCGGCTTTGGTGTTGATCGCCAGTTCCGTTGGCTCAAAGGTGGCCGTGTCCCACATCGTCACGACGGGGCGCATCGGATCCGCGTCTTCGAACTCGAACGCGACCTTTGCACCGGGCGACAGCTTCGACCTCACGCCCGACGAGCCCGAGCGCACCGGGACCGCAGTGAGCTCGGGCCATTCGGGGTTCGCGGGACGAAGATCGACGGACCAGTCGGACTGCACCGCGACTACCTCGGCGCGGAACATTCCGCGGTACCGCTCGCGCCAGAGCGCGCGGCGCACCATCGCAGTCACGAGCTCTTGCAGCGTGTCTTGCTCGGTCGACGCGATGAGCGCGATGACGGCGCGGCACTTCTGCGGCGTGAGCAAGTACTCGACGGTGCCAATCTTTCGGCCCTCGAACGTGCGTCCTGGCATGAGCTGCGGAACGGGCGCGTCGACCGCGAGCTCGACAGACCCCGTCGCCACGCGCCGCGCGACGACGTCGTAGGTGAAGCGATCGAGCGCGGTGTCCGTGTCGGATCCGAGCCACACCGTCCCGTCGGGCAGAACGCGCCACGTCACGCCGAGCGCCTCGGTGAGCGCGTCGAGCGCGTCGATCGAGCGGCCCTTCGAGCGCACCCAGCGATCGATCGACGCATTCAGGACCGACGCCGCGATGGTCGACGAGAGCTGCTCGCCCGAAGCCTCGGCCCACGACGCGAGCACGGTGCGCGCCGACAGCCCGGGGCCCGTGTGCCACTGTGCCGCGATCGAGCGGTTCAGTCCGCCGCGGCCGCCGACGAGACGCACGTGCGGCACCTCGTCGACGAGCTCGGTGCGCTGCACGGTGGCCGCGAGCTCGAGCCCGCCGGAGCTTCGCACCGTGACGCGCTGGCCGACGTCGAAGCTCTCGAGCGCGTCGAGCGTGAACTCGCCCCACCACGGGCCTTTCGCAGGGAGCTGCAGGCGCCCCTGGATCACGGGTTTGTTGTCGATCGAGAGGTCCATCAGCTCGGGGTTCCTGCGCCCGTCGCGCCGGGTCGAAGCGCAGGGGCGATCTGCGCGTCGGCGATCGAGACCGGGGTGCGCGTCACGCTCGAGCCGGGCGAGACCGGCTGCGGAACGTACTCGCGGCATTCGAGCGTGAACTCACCCACGTCCTTGCCGTCCTTCGGCGGAGCGAACTCGACGCTTTCGACGAACACACGGTTGATGCCGACGGTGTCCGTCGCGGGATGCGCGATCGAGACAGCGCGTCGTTGGCGCTTGGTAGGCGTGCGCGTCGAGCGCGTGGTTGCGCTCTGCGTGCTCGCGTTCGCGGCGACCGTGCGCGATGCCGCCGTCGTCGCGGGAAGTACTTCGCCCTCGTCGACGCCCTCGCCGGGCCGGAGCCCGATGCGCTGCAGCTGGTCGCGTCGCCTCACCAGGTTGCGCGAGAGGTCCTCGTCGGAAGCCGCTCCCTCGGCGCCCGCTGCGACTTCTTGCTCGACCGCTTGTCGGTCGGCCGCGGAGAGGTTCGTGAGGTTCGTTCGGTCCTCGTCGGAAAGCGGAAGCGCCGGCGGCGTCCGTGCTGCACGCGTGCGCGCCGGCGGGACAGGCTCGGTGCGGTAGTCGAAGAGCGGAAGCAGGAAGCGCATGCGCTCGAACTGCTCGGCGGTCCACACGCGGACGACGATCTTGAACTTCACGAGCTTCGCGCCGCGATCGCGCACGCGCCCGCCGCGCACGCCCGACGGCTGCGCAGCGTGCACCTTGCGCGAGCGGGCGATCGAGTCGATCCGCGCAACGCCAGGGAGCACCGCGCCATCGAGCGCGACGGTGTGCCAGGCCGCGGGTGAGTCGTCCCAGAACGGAATCATGCCTCCACCGTTTCGCCGCCAGAGAACGACCGCCGGAGCTGCTCGATGAGCACCTCCGCGATGCGTTGCCCTGTCTCGTCCGCGTCGTCGCCGGCGCCGACATTCACGACGAGCTGCTCGATGACCAGCCCGCGCCCGCCACCGCTCGAAGCTCCGAGCGCACCGACGTCGATCATGCCCGCGGCCGCGCCCTGTGCCCTATCCGCCCCCCGCTCGAGGCCGAGCGCGAAGCCGTCCGCAGTGTGCTCGCCGAGCTCGGCGAACACGCGCGATGGTGACGCGATCCCGAGCGCCTCGCGCACGGGACCCGGAAGGGACTGCGCCAGCGTCGAAAGCACTGCGAGCAGCGAGTCCCACGAGTCGATCAGCCCAAACGTGAGGCCGCGCACGATGGCGTCGCCGATGCCGCGAAAGAACGCTGGGATCTGGTCCCACGCGTCTTTGAGGCTTTGCACGCCGCCCTCGAAGAAGTCGTAGAGCCAGCCGAAGGCGCCGGCGACCGCGGCGACGAGACTGACGACCGCGGCGACGACCGTTCCGACGTTGCTGATCGCGAACCCTGCCCACTTGCCGAAGTTCGTCATCTTCTGCGCGGTGTCGTCAAGCGACGCGCCGTTCTTCGCGAAGCCGCCGAAGAACTGCTCGAGCTTCGCGATCGTCGGTCCGAGCGTGATGCGCAGTCCTTCGAAGAACGCCTTGCCGAGGCGCCACCCAACAACGAACCAGCGCGTCACCGATTCGAGCGCGTCGGTGATCTTCGTGATGACGACTTCGATCGACGAGCGATCCGCGGCGCCGAACAGCGTCGTGAACACCGTGTCGATCATGTTGCGCAGCACCTTCTGCAAGCGCGCGCCGGTTGCGCTCGACGATGCGAGCAGCGCGACCGTGTCGCTCAGCACACGATTGAAGGTCTGCATGCCCGCGCTCTGAAAGAGCGAGGTTCCGCCGCCCTCGTTGCCGAGCAAGAGGTCTTCGATCGACGAACGGAGGTTCGAGATGTTGCCGGTGAGCGTGCCGTTCATCCCGCCCGTGAGCGTCCCGACGCCTCGACCGCCGGTGCGGGTGGACATTGCATCGATGACGCCTCGGATGAACTCGTTGCCCTGGATCTGGCCGTGGCTCACCATGTTGCCGATCGCGCGCGCCGTCGCCGCGCTGTCGGCGTTCTGCATCCCGCGTCGCTTCGCGATCTCGCGAAAGACGTCTCGGCGATTGATGCCGAGGTTGGCGAGCTGCATGAGGTCGTTCCCCATCGCTCGGTCGTTTGCGCGCACCTGCGAGAACACGAGCAGCGCGCGCTGCATCGCAGTCGAGTCGTTCGGGTTGAGCGCGCCGATGTCGGCGAGCAATGCGCTCATCACGTCGCGCTCGCCCGAGTCCGTGAAGCCCGCACCCACGAGCCCCGTGCGCATGCGGATGACGTCCTGCGTATCGAACGGCGTGCGCCGAGCGAACTCCATTGCGCGGCCCCACTCCGCGCGCGCAGCGCCCTCGGATCCGAGCAGGGTGCGCAGCGTCACCATGCTGTTCTCTTGGAACTGTGCGAGCTTGATCGCGCTCTCAGCCCCAGCGGCACCCACGCCGAGGATGGCAGCACTCGCGGCGAGCGCCGCGCCGGCGACGGCCATCAACGTCCCGCCCGCGGAGCCAAGCACTCCGCCCATCGAGAGCCCCGAGCGCGAGACGTCCGTCATCCCTTTGTGAAGATCGAGCACCGGGCCGCGCGCACCCACAGCGCCACGGGTGAGCGTGCCGAGCGCGCCGAGCACGCCGCGCCCGCTCGAGCCGCGGCCGACGGAGGCCATTTCGGACCGCACGCCGCGCAGCTCGCGCGTGATCTGGCGAGCCGGGCCCGACACGCGGTCGGTGAGTCGGAAGATCCACGAGAGGGTGGTCATAGACGCTTCGCGAGCTTGCGAAACAGCGAGTAGAACTCCGCCTCGATGGCGGCGCCGACGATGGCCTCTGGTGATCGCTCGCCGCGTCGGTAAGCGGTGAGACAGGGCCCGGCGATCGATGGATCGTCGCGGCCCTTCCAGAGGCTCAGAGCTTTCCCGCTTCGACGTTGCGGGTGATGCCCGCTTCTTTCGCGAGCGCGGAGCCGATCGAGAACGCGAGGCCCGGCTGCTCTTTCAGGATCGTCGCGAGCTCGGGCTTCGGAGGCCACACGACGTGCGTGTGAAAGAGGTTCGCCGGCGCCTTGGCTTGGCGCTCTTCGTCGGCGACGGCCGCGATAAAGCGGTCGAACTCGCTCGCGTTCGGCATCTTGCAGACGAACGTGTGACCGTTCGCCGCGAACTTTCGAAGGTCGTTGCCGTGCTCGGCCTTCAGCTTCGCGATCGTCTCGTCGTCCAATTCCATGGTGGTCGTGTTCCTCAGCGCTTGAAGCCTGCGAACGGCAGCACGCCGTTCTCGATGATCCCGCGCAGCGTGAGCGGGATCTTCACCTTCATCGGATCCGCGGAGCCGGAGGACCCGCTGTGCTCGTTGCCCCCGAGCTGCACGTCGACGAGCTCGTCAGTGATGAGCGGCTCGCCGTCCTCGCCGTACGCGACGGCGATGTCGAAGCGCGCTTCGTGCGGGTTCTTTGTCGGAAACCGCTGCCGAAGCTGCGCGATGAGGTCGTTGTACCCGCGGCGCGTGAACTCGATGTTCCCTTCGGCCTTGTAGATGCCGCGCGTTCGCCCGACCTCGCCCGGCCCGTTCGCCATGACGGATCCGCGCTCGATGCTGCCCTTGTAGTCGATGGACGTGCAGTTTTCGAGCTCGATGCCGTCCGCGAAGAAGCGGAGCGAAACGAACGAGTACTCGGTGCCGTTGACGCTGATGCGTGGCATGGATCAGACCTCCTGTGGGAGCCGCGCGAAGCCGCCGGTGAGCGTCACGAACTCGGCGTAACCGAGCGGGCGAACGCCGAGCGTGAAGAGGATGCGATCGTCGGACAGCACGTCGTGCGTGCGGTCGACGACGACGCGAACGTCGCTCGCGCTCGCGGGGAGCACCGCGTTCGCCGCGGCGCGCGTGAGCGCCTTGTCGAGCGCGTCGGCTGTCGCAGCATCGAGCGTTCCGTCCGCGTTCACCTGGAAGGATTCGGCCACGGTGAGCGCGGCGCGCGCGCGCGTGAAGCGCATCGCGCGGTTGATGACGCGAAGGTGCTCGACGCGCTTGAAGTCGCTCGTGGGCGACGAGAGCAGACGCCCGCGCGTGATGAAGAAGCCCGAGGCCTCGGTCATCGTGCGCAGCGTCGTGTACCTGGCGCCGTCGAGCAGCGGCGTTCGGAACTCGTCGCGGTAGAGCGCCGTGCAGCCCGTAAGACCGCCCGTCGCGACGCGCCCGAGGTGCTCGTGCACTGGACGGAGCCCGATGCGCTGAGCCGCGAGCCAGCTCGAAGAGCGTCGCTGCGACTGCCCGTTCTGCAGAACGACCTCGGCCGTGTCTGCGCAGACGCTCACGCGGAGCGCGGTGAGGTTCAGCGTCGCTCGCTCGAGCGCGCCGTCCTTCAAGTCGGGACCGGAAGGCGCGGACATGACCGCGAGCGCGTCGCGCCCTGCGGTGAACCACTCTTCCATCTTGCCGTTGAGGTACGCCGCGATTACGGCGATGCCCTGCGCAGAGTGCGCCGTGTACACGTTGTCGAGCGCGTACGTCCCCGCGCCAAACGTGGCCGTGATGCCGGTCGTTCCGAGCGCGACGCTCGCGCCCGTGACCACCGACATCGTCCACGTGGCGCCGCCGTCCTTCGACCAACGGAAGACCGCCGTTGCGAGCGCGCCGCCCGTGGTGATTTCGATCCGCAGGTCGTAGTAGCCCGCGGGCGTTCCGCTGAGCGTGACCGTCGGCGGCGCAGTGCCAAGCGACGTGACCGTCGAGAGCGCCGGCGCTGGGATGCCCTCGAGTACGACGACCGACGTCGCCTTCGTGCTGACCTTCAGCGCATCGAGCGCGAGGCCGATGTTCGCCGTCGAAACGGTGGGCGCGTTGGAGGCGAACGCGAACACGTCGCCGACGTCGAAGAACGCGGGGCCCGCGCCGTTCGCGAACGTGAGGCGAAAGCCCGCGCCCGCGGGATCGAAGATGCCCGACGCAGGGACCAGCGTCTCGGCGAGGTACGTGTCGCCGCCGTCGAGCGAGAGCTGAAACGCTGCGACGCCGATCGCCCCCGCGCGAGTGATCCGCACGCGAACGTCGTACGCGTCGCTCGGGTCGTTCGACACCGCGACGGTGCCCGTGCTCGTGCCCACACGCGCGGGAACGACGGGGCTCGTCGCGCCAGCGGTCGACGTCGCTCGGACGCCGACGACGCTGCGCACGCCGCTCGCGAGCAAGAACGCCACGAGCTCGACGAGCGGACCCGCGCCGTACTTCGCGCGCACGCCCGGCGCGTCGACGAACTCGTTCACCTCGTTCACGGTGCCCGACGTCGCGGCGCCGACGACCGCGACGAGCTCGTCGGCCGGTGTCGCGCCGAGCCCGAGCCCCGACTCTTGCAGCTTCGCTGTCAGTCCTGGATTCGCCATCAGCGCACCCCGAATTCCCGCGCGGCTTGCACCGCAGCTTCGAAGGCCTCGACGGAGAGCGTCTCGCCGAGCACCCACCCATGAAGGGCGCGCGCGGCGTCGAACTCCGCGTTGGACACGCCCAACTTCTTGGCGAGGACCTCGACGGCCTCGACCTCGGGCGCTTGGGCTGGCGCCTCTTCGTGCTCTTCGTTCACGACGGTTCTCCTGGTGTGAGTTCGCCGTCGCCTGTGGCTCCGGCTGGAGTCTTTGGGGTGGCCGACAGCCCGGTCCGCACGTTCACCGCGCGGTCTTCGACGGGGATGTCGACTTCGAAAAAGAGCGTCACGGCCTGGCCGAAGTTCGCGACCTCGGGCGCCTCCCACTCGCCTGTGATCGCGCGCAGACTCGTCGGCGCCGTGTGGTGCAGCGCGAACACGATCGCGTGTTCGAGCTCTTCAGTCTGCTCGTCGTCGACGCCCCAGACGAACGCCGCGACCGTCGATCGAATAAGCGCGAGGCGTCGCGGCCGCGCGGACTTGTCCGCCGGGGTGACGCGATCTCGCGTGCGAACGAATGCGACGCGCGGAGCGGCGTTGTTCGCGTGCTGCGCGAGCTGCGTGAGCACCTCGAACGTCGTCTCAGGGACGCGCTCGAGGATGAGCGGCTGCATCAACGCGAGCACATCTTGAAGTCGAGACGTCATAGAAACTCTCGCGCGAACTGCTCGGCCTCGCGCTCGAACGCGCGCTGCCATCGATCGGGCATCGACTCGCCAGGAAGGAAGGGACGAGCGGGGATCTCGCCAGGACCGATGCGCGTGACGCGGACGGCGCCGCGCTTCTGCGCCGCGGCCGCCTTTCGCGACTTGAACCGGCCGCTCTTCGCGCGCGGTTGGAAGCGCGCCGAGAGCTTCGCTCCGAACTGGTGAAACGGCGCGTAGCGCACGTTGGTGAACAGCTCGAAGCCCTTCGAGCTCGACGTCATGCGCACCGAGCTCGCGAGTCTGCCGGTCTTGTTCAGCGGCTTCCGAGAGCCACGCGCGAGCGGAGCCCACGGGGTGCCGTCGAGGTCCTGCGCCGCTGCGAACCCGCGTTGCACATCGGTGCGCGCCCACACGCCGAGCCGCGTCGCGAACACGCCCTTTCCAAGCGCGCCCGCGGCCTTGCCAATGCGCGAGACCACCGAAGCGAGCGCCTCGGTGTCCCCTGTCACTTCGATGTTCACCAGCCCCGCTTCTCTTCGATCTCGATGTCGTCCCAGCCTCGCGCTGGGGGTGAGATGACCTCGGCGCCGTCGATGGGCGGACCGTTCTCGACGACGACGGGATGAACTTTCTTGGCGGCCACGGACTTCAGCCACGAGAGCGCGCGCTCCGCACGCCGCTCGTAGAACTCATCGTTCCCCTGGGGGTTGAAGCCCGCCACACCGAGCACGTCGAGCGCGGCGAGCTCGCATACGACGCGGCGCACGTTCACGTCCCACTCGGAGAGCGGGAGGCGATAGCGCGCAGCGAAGTGCGAGTCGGCCTCGGCGGAGCGCGCGTCGATCGCGTTGGCGATGCAACCGGGCGCCTTCGTCTCGGCCTGCGCAGCGAGCGCTGGCGGGAGTCCGAAGCGCTCGAAATCGGCTCGGGTGGCGTAGGCCATCGGATCACGCGGTGCTGCGGAGCATGAGCCAGGGGAACGAGTAGCCGAACGCGGCTCGCTCTTTCACGCCCCAGCGCAGTTCGTTCATGTCGAAGACGTTGTCGTCCGTCTCGCTCGTCTTGCGGATCAGCCCGCTCGAAGAGCGACGCTGGTAGATCAGCGGCTTCAGCGGCCCGAACTCCGCTTCGAGGTACCAGGTCGTCGGCTCGGCCTCGAGCTCGTCGATCACCTCGACGTCGAGGATGCCCTTGTTCGTGTTCTCGACGCTCGCGGCGAGTCCGCCCTGAATGTCGATGATCGTGGTCGCGACCACCAGCTTCAACGCAGTCGTGCGGAGCGACGGCGGAACGATGAGCTTCTTCGGACGGATGCCGATGCGCTCGCCGCTCTCGTCTTTGTACTGCGAGAACGCGACGATGCCGCTGTTGAGGTTCGCCTCGGTCAGCGCCGTTCCGGTGCGCAGGTTCGAGTACGTGCCCTTGCCCGCGTCGTTCATGTCGACAGGATGCGACGCGCTGAAGAACGGGAGCCCGTCGAAGCAGAGCGCGGAGGTTCCGAGCATGATCGCCTCGGCGATTTTGAGGTCCGGGAAGCGCGAGACGGCGTACCCGAGCATCTCGAAGCTCGGCGCGTACAGCCCAAGCCGGTCGTCGTCGAAGTCGTCTGCGTCGACGCCGACGGTGTCCTCGAAGGTCTCGTTGCGCAGGCGGTACGCGTTCGCACCGAGGCGGTTCACCTTGCGCGGCGACCCCTTGGGCCACGCGCGAAGGCCAGGGAGCTTCTGCAGCCAAGCGTAGACCTCTTCCGAGGTCTGCGAGGGCATCTCCATGGCAACGCGGTTCCACCAGGGGGTGTAGCCGCCCATGCCCGCCTGAAAGCGGGTGTTGAAGTTCGTGTTTGCAGCCGCGAGCGTGTCGGGCTTGATGAGCGTTGGCATCGCTGTTTCTCCTGTTGTTTATCGCGGCGATGCCGCTGTCAGATTCCGACCTCGACGATGACCATGGTCCCGTCGAAACCCACGCACTTGCCCGCGGCGATCCGCGTGCCCGTCCCGTCCGTCTTGGCGACGGTTTGGTTGTCGACGACGTAGACCGTCGCGCCCACGTCCGCGATCGTGATCGCGTCGCCGGCGGCGCTGTTCGCGAACGGGAACGCCCCGCGGCGAACCTGCACGAACATCGCGCCGTCGGCGCCTGCGGTGTTGTTTGCCTCGGCCTGCGCGACGCCCATCGTGCGCACGGAACCGCCGGCGCTGAGCCCGGCCGGAATCGCGTTGCCCTCGCTGTTGAGCGCGACCAGCCCGCCCGCGAAGAGGCGCGAGGTGCCATTGACCGGGAGTCGGAACTCTTGGACCAGCGGTCCGTTCGTTCCGTACTGCGCGGCCTTCCTGTTGTTCGTGAGAGCTGCCATTGAGAGTGTCTCCTGTGGTTGGTCTCCGCGGGATCACTCCGCGGCGGTGTCGGTGTCGTCGATCGAGCGAGCGACCATCGCGCGCTTCGCCGCGATCACGGCGTCGAGGCTGTTCCCCATCTGTTTCGCCAACCGAATCTCTTCGTCCGTCAGCACGACCGACGACGGGTTGCCGTTCTCGACGCTGCGCGCCGCGGGCTGAGGTTTCGCGGCCAGGTGAACGCCCCGCGCCTGCAGCGTCCCGAGGTACGCGCCGAGCTCGTCGAGCCCCGCGCACTTCTCGGCGTGAGTGCGGCGCGGGTCGCTCGCGTCCTTGGTGAGCTTGCCTTCGATCACCGCGCGCTCGAGCAACGCGGCCCGCTTGAGCGAGAGCACTTCGGCTTCGGCCTTCGCAGCGCGCTCGGTGAGCGCCGGCACTTCGTCGGCGGTCGCCTTCATCGCGCGAAGCGCGCCCTGCGCTGCGGTCGCATCCTCGGCGCCGGTGAGTTCCATCGCGAGGCGCGCGAGCTGCGCGCGCGGATGGTCGCTCGTCGGCTCGCCGTCGCTCTTCGCTTCGGGATCGCTCGCAGGCTCCGTCTGCGCGCTCTTGCGCTCGTACTCCTGGCGAGCCTTCGCGTGGAGCTGTGCGAGCGCGTCGGGGTTTGCAGGGACGGACACGACCGATATCTCGAAGAGCTCGTTGTCGTCGAGCACAAACACCTCTTGATCGCTGACCTTCGCCCATCCGTACGAGTGCGGCAGAAAGCCCACGGAGATGCCGCGCAGCGCGCCTGCCTTCATGAGCTTGAAGACGCGCTCGGCCTCGGGGTTCGTCTCTTCGTCGACGAGCGTGATGCGTGCCTTCAGCGCGCCGCCTTCGACCGAGACGTCGCTCGCGGTGCCGATGACACACGCGGGGTCGCGCGTGTTGTGCCCGAAGAGGACGATTGGGTTGTTGGCGTACCGTTCGAGGCGCCAGTTGGCCTTCACGATGTCGCCGTACGAGTCGATCGTCTCGGTGCTCGCGACCACTTCGAACGATCGCTCTGCGCCATCGCCCTCTGCAGCCCTGAGCTCGAACATCTTGTAGACGATCGCGCTCCGCTCGGTGGTCGGCGCCGTCGTGGTGTCACGCGTCTGCATTGTCATTCTCCATGAAAACGGGTCGTGCTTCTTCGAGCGTGCGCCGCACGTCGAGGGTGAGTCTGGCCGCTTCCGCAGCCGCTTGAATCGCGGGCAGAGCGGCGGCGATTGCGCTTGTCGCGGTCGCGTTCGCTTGCCTCGTGCGCGCCTCGCGCTCTTCGTCTTCGGGCGGATCCGCGCACCACTCAGCCTTCGGGAAGAGCGCTCGCGTCCGCGCTTCTAGCAGCGCCCAGCCGTCGAAGAGCTGCGAGGCGATCTCGCCGAGCGCGGCGGCGTCGGCTTCGAGCAGGTCCTGCCGAACGCCAGCACCAACCGCGGCGCGCGCGTATCCGCCGCCCGTCGAGTCCTTCGAGGTCGTGTCCTGCCCGAGGATGCGGAGCCGCAGCCGCGAGGCCTCGACGCCGTCGAGGGCCAAGAGCCCCTTCATCCCGCTGTCGGGCGGGAAGTGCAGCTCGAGGCCGTAGCTCGGGCTCGCGTCGTCGCCCTCGTCGGGGTACTGCGGCGAGACGATCAGGCCGTTGGTGCCGATCTTCGAGAGCGCCGCCGTGTACCGCTTCGCCTCGTCGGTCTCGGCCTGGCCGCCAGGCACCTTCGCCTCGACGATGCCCTGGCCCATCCGCTCGGAATGGCGCCGAGCGTCGCGCTGCGCGAACTCCTGCCCGACGTACGAGCCCCCGAGCGCGCGGATGGCGCCCTCGAGGTGCGAGGTCAGCCGATCGCCGACCAGTGAGACGATCCACCCTTCGCCGCGGCGGCCGAGCTCGTTGAGCACGACCACCCAGCCCTCGGCGGTGTACGCCTCCCAGCGGCCATAGGTCGCATCGAAGCGGACGAGAGATGGGTGCCACCGCTCGACGTACGGCACGATTTCATCGAGCGTCGCGTCGTATGCGGCGGTGATGCGCGCGATCGCGCCGCCGAGCATCACCCGGTCCTGCAGCATCGTCCGCTGCGAGCCGAGCGGGAACACGCTGCGCCAGCGCTCTTTTACGCGATCGCGAAGGCCTCGGGCGTTCGTGGTGCCGTTGGGCGCTTCGAGCTCGAACGGAAGGCCCATCGAGCCCGCGAGTCGTTGCTCGAGCGCGCCCGACACGTCAGCGCTGCGCTTCGAGAGCTCGGCAAGCCCCGCGCTGCGCGTGAAGTCTCCGCTCTCGTGCTCGCGAAGGATCGATCGAAGCTGCGCGACGGTGACAGCCGAGAGCGTCGGCGTGCTCGCAAGCGCTGGTTGTCGCGTGGTCGCCTTCACTTGAGATCACCGAGCAGCTCGGCCCAACGCGCGTACGCAGCGACGTCGGGGTTCTTGGCGCGCATCTGCTCCTGCAGCTCGCGCAACATCGCCACGAGCCTCGTCTTGAGCTTCGAGCGCGCCTCTTGTTCGTCGGCGCCTTCCTCCGAGAGGAAGACC